AGCAGGTAATGGTTACGCAGTAATCAGATTTTTACCAGCACCCAATGGGGAAGACCTCCCATGGGCACAAGTTTGGACACATGCCTTCCAAGGACCAGGTGGATGGTATATTGAAAATAGTCTAACGACTTTAGGCAAAAAGGATCCTGTTTCTGACTTGAACAGGGAACTCTGGAATTCTGGTGGTGAAGGATCTGCAGAACGCAATCAAGCACGTAACCAGAAACGTAAGTTAAACTATTACAGCAACATCTATGTTGTCAAGGATAGTGCAAATCCTTCTAACGAAGGCAAAGTATTCTTATACCGTTATGGTAAGAAGATCTTTGATAAGATAATGGAGAGCATGAAGCCTGCATTTGAGGATGAGACACCAATCAATCCTTTCGATTTTTGGAAGGGTGCTGATTTTAAACTCAAAATCACTAAGGTTGCAGGTTTTTGGAACTACGATAAGTCGGAGTTCGATGCTTCTTCCACACTTGGGGACTTTAGCGATAAAGAACTTGAGGGTGTTTGGAAACAAGAGCACAGTCTTGCAGCATATACTGCAGATGATCAGTTTAAATCTTATGAAGAACTCAAGGAACGTCTTGAGAGAACTCTTAAGGGTAACTACTCTGCTAATGTGGAGGAGGAACAGTACGAAGAGTTACAAGCACCAACTCCAGAACCTGTGGTCAGTAGAACTCCTACCGCATCCACAGACGGGGAAGATGATACCTTATCTTACTTTGCTAAATTGGCACAAGAGTAAGTTGAGATAAAAATAGACCCCTTCGGGGGTCTTTTTAATGCCTATGTTTTTTACTACAAAACAAATAAATCCTTCACTCACTATTCTATCTGATAACTATGCAACGATCAGAGATGAGTTTAATAATGTAAGAGATGAATTAGAATATACAAATTGGAATGGTAATAACGAATATTCCTCTATAAAGAAAAGTCCTTATGATGGATGGAGAGTTGCTCCATTATATGCAAAGGGTGTTGGAATTCATAAAGATAATGCTGCTAAGATGCCAACTCTACTTAAGTTGTGTTTAAAGGCAGGTATAGTGCAGAGATGTGGTATCAGTGTATTGGAGCCTAATAAAAATATTGATTGGCATATAGATACTGATCCAACATACAAAGATAAAATTATTGTTAGAGGTCTATGGGGATTAGATATCAATCCACAAGATCAAGAGGTATGTGAGATACATTTAAAGAATAAAAAAGAAACCTTTGCGAACAATAGGTTTCATTTCTTTTGGGGAAGATCTTTGCATCATGTATACAATACTCTATCTACCCCTAGATATTGTCTTTGTTTTGATAATTTGGTGACTATCCCATAGATATGTCAGCTGTGCTTGATCCTATCTGTGTCGTCCTTCCTCTACCAACAATATAATAATATTTGGCAACAAAATCTTCAATATAATTTGGTCTGACTATCTGTATCTTCTCTTTCTTAGAGTTGAGTTCTTCTTCATACTGATAGTTAGTTATGGACACAACAGGGTTTGCTGTTACTAAAACAGATCCATTAAAATAACTAACTGAATAGTTAGATGGCACTATCTTACCTGCAGGTACGATAATATTATTTGCAGTATCCCTAAGTTCTGTAGTTATATGATGCTTAGTTGATGTAGGACCACGATTAGGTTCAGAATCAGTTGGTGCATACTTTTCAGTAACATAGTCTTCTAACTGTTTTTGAGTTCTAGGCCACTGATCGTGGTAGTTAACTATATCATTGATAATAAGTATAGTCCAATTATAGAATGGATTTTTATACTCATGTAATGCAATATCTTCTGGTCTCTCACCATTCTGAACAATATACTCATCAAACATAGTAAGTGATGATTTATATTCTTCTATGATCTCAGCTCTACGCCACAAATTTTTTGCAACAAGATATTTCTGGTCTATCTGTGACTGTCCAAAATTGTATAATAGGTCTGGTAATTGCTTTAACATTAGAATACTATCTCAGGTTGATTATCTGTAAGTGATGATTTATTAAATCCACCACTATCTCCTTTACCAGTACGTTTTCTAGAACCTTCAAAGTCTACACGTGTAAGTGCAGTTGTCTCCATGAAGTGTAAGGTAACGGTAACTAAAGGAATGGATCCATCAAATATTGTTTGGAATTTACTCATTGGACTTGTGTTCACTTGCAATGATGTTAATGCACATAGTTTAGTCTTAGGCATCATAGGATGTTGTATAGGTTCTCCAATAACAGGATCACGCATTCCATTTTCACTACCATCAACAGGAACAAATCTAGGTTCTAATACAAATACATCTGGGAATGTAAGGGTAACTGCACTACCTCTACCATTTTTTGAGCCAGGATGCATACCACGTTTGAACCATTCAATAATAGTTTGTATTTCTTCTGATTCAGTTGCATCTCTTGCAGCGAAAGCAAGAGTAAAATCAAATTTTCTCATATCCATGGACTGAAACATCTGAATAGCATTCTCATTTGGTGCAAGACCAGCCAAGCCAGCTATATTCTTCATGTTTATATCGCCATTTACACCATATGGGTTAGTTGCAAAGGCAGCTCCACCTGCTATCTTCTGAGCATAATCTGCAGGATTTGCTCCAACTGTGCTTAGTAAACCTCCACCTGCACCTCCACCTAATTTACCTGTAAGTTGACCCATTGCAAATTGTAGTCCTCCACCTGCAACACCACCAAGAGCAGTTAATCCCCCAAATTGAAACATATTATCTGCTGCTAGTGCTAGGGTTCCCATCTTAAATTTATTATTCCAATCAGCACCGTAACTATATTGATACTCATCTGGCATAGACACATTTAACTGACTTGCCTGTAATCCCGCTTCTCTTTTTGATTGCTTATCATTCTTATCTGCTAATAGTGTATTAAGAGTGGTTGTCTTTCCATTTGGAAGTATGATTTCTTTATCTCCACCAACTATGTCTTTATCATTTTTTTGTTGTTTAATTGCTTTTTTATCAATGTCTCCTCCCATACTCCCATACAAACCTGCAGCTGTCTTACTGACACCATTCACTAAGTTCTTTAATACCAGTGATCTTTGTACAGATCCTAGTGCATCGTTTTGATTTGAGGCTACCTTCTTTAATCCCTCTTGGTACTCATACTTTTTAATATTGAGAAACGAAGCATAGGGAATTGTAGATATCCCAAGTGGATATTCTAAGTGTTCGGGGATCTGTACTGTATTTTGTTCAGCCATTATCTATTACGATGGAATTTTTCTATGGGTAGTTGACTTAAAATTGGTACTTCGTTTTCTTGAACTTCAAAGAAAATGCGGTCTGCATTTTTTGGAATGTAATAGTGTAGAGTAGACGCAGGAAACTTTTTATTATTTATAGCACGTAATCGAGCATTTTTGTTGAGGTAATGTATATTAGCACCTAATATATTCCCTTTTTTCATTTCTACTATATGAATTAGAGGAAATTCATCCCATTCTCTCAATTGATCCTTGAATTTGGGTTCATATTCAAAAGCATACCACTTACCTTCTGAGGGATTATCAGTAGCATCATCATATAATATATTGAATACTTCCTCTCGTATTTTAGATTTAGTAACTCTTTTTCCTTTTAGGTCTTGCACTAAACTGTCGAATCTGGAGTTCGTGCTCTGTGATGATTTTGAATTGCCAAAGCCTGTCCCTGCAGAACTCTTCTGCTGCATTCCACTTTGCTGTGTTGGTGGCATAGGTCTGTACCTCCGTTATGTAACGTTTGGTTTTCCTTTGTTGTTTCTGTGGAGGAGCGACCTGTTTTGAAGGTTTTACCTCTACAAGATACGATTGTATCTTTCCATCTGTCTCTTTGATCTTACAATAGAAGTCGGGAAAATATCGTCGCCATTTCTGTGCGACTGGATCTTTATAAGGTATAATGTATTCTTCGCTAGACCATTCAAGCACAGTGGTATTAGTATCACACCATTCCATGAACTGTCTTTCCCAGAGAGATCTAAACACCACTTGTGTAGGATCTCCTTTATATTTTCGGTAATTTCTTACCTTATATTTGCCTTTGTATGCCATGATAAATAAAGATGGTCACACCATATTTAATATTTATGCCAAAGGCTATTGGAATACAAACCTTCAAAGAAAGGATATTAACCAGATCGGGTGGTATATCATCATCTAACCTATATCAATTTAGTATTGATGCAGGTAATGGTGGTGTTAGACAGTATTGGAAAGATAATAATTTTTATGGTTCCGATGGTGCAGATGACATTATCAATTTGAATCTTCAGTGTAATGAAATTCAATTACCTGGTGTCACATACTCATCACATGATCTAACACAACCCAAGAAGGGTATAACTCAGAAGATGGCTACAGCTAAAGTTTTCAATGAACTTGATGTTAGTTTTTATTGTGATGCTGAGTCATTACCATTGATATTCTTTAGATCATGGCAAGATTATATTATGGGTGCATTAGAAAATCCACAGATGGCGTACAGTCAAGAGAACTCTCTTACAAAGTACCAACACCTAGCATATGCACAAAGATACTATAATGACTACACTTGTGATATAATTATACATAAGTTAGAAAAATATGGTATTGAGTCACCTGATCAAGGTGAGAAGGAAGATTATAAGGCAGCATATCATGCAAGACTTGCTAAAGCTTATCCTTACACTGTATCATCTATACCTTACTCAGCTGGAGCTGCACAACTTGTAAAAGTTACTGTTGGTTTCTA